GTTGATATTGCCTCCACGACGTTGGCAATAAACGCATGGAATGGGTTATTTGGGTCGGGTCTAATTGCATCCGAATACCGATGATTCCGAACCCGATCACACGACGAACACCAAGTCAATGTATCGTGATAAACACAATGTTGTCGTTTTTGATTTCAATGTGTCGGCACAAGGCGTGCGCCTCGGGGTGACATTCCGGCGGACATCCTGTGTAGCGCTGTACGTCGGTACTGTCCGACGCGGAGCACCGACGATCACAGGACCCTCGGCATTCCGGGGCATCGGACCGTTTCTTGGGACGTTCGCAATCGTAACCGCAGCGGTAGTCACCGTGGGTCGGGGCGGGGGTGGGGGGCGGCGATGCGTACCGGCACGTTTTTCTGCGCACCGGTTCGGAACATTTGCGGCAAGTACACCGGTCATGGCGTTCATGCCGGTCAGGTTGAACGCACGGTTTACACATATAGGGTTCCTTCGGCGGGGAGGCGTGGCAATAACGGCACTTGGGCATGGTGCCTATAGGTTATACATAAATAAGAACCTGAACCCGAATTCCACCGGTAATTCGTGCGCAGTTTTTACTTTGTAATGTTACAGTGTAATATTACAAATGCCCCTCTACCCACTCGCACAGCGTTTACCATTTGCTCTTTTTGACCGTGATTTGCGCCTTGGGTTTGCCCTTGGTCGGATTGAACTCCTCCTCGTCGTTGTCCCCCAGATCGCGCGACAAGTCCCAGAATTCCTTGGAACCCAGACGAAACTCCGGACGGTCCATCGCCTTGTACCAAAAAATCTGCTCATTGATCCGGTTGCTCTTGACGTTGTTGTTCAGCACCAAACATTCGTAATTCTCGGTGGTCTGGTCCATCACCTGACAAAACGACTCAAACGTGGGAAACATGGACGCATAATTCTCGTAGATGATCTTTCGGTTCTTCAGGTAGTTTTCGCGCAGAATGAACACATAGTCAATGTTGGTACGCAAATTGGGCGGGATTCCCAGCGGGTACTGCATGGTAATGATCAGCAGCACCTTCCAGTGCCGCCCGTTCATGAAGAGCAGACGCATCAGTTTGTCACGTGACCATGTACCGTCATACAAGCAATCGTCCAAGATGACAAAGGTGCGGGGGTCAATGGTGGTCCGCTTGTAGACCTCCAGTTCGCGGTTCCGCTGTTTCAGCACCGCCTTTTGGCGTCGCAGAATGTTTTCAATGAGCACCGTATTGTATTCGTCGTGAATGAACAGTTTAGGCACATGGGCGGCATAGAATCCGTTTCCGGCTTCGGTCCCGGAGATGACGGTCCCAATCGGAATATCTTGGTGGTGCCACAACAGATCACGCACCAAGAAGGTTTTGCCCGTATCACGGCGTCCTATCATGACAATGACCGGCCCCTTGTTTTCGTCGGGCTTGAAGGTGATCCACTTCATGTCAAACTTTTTAAGCTCCAGTTGATTTGCCATGATGAAGTAACTTATATAATAGCCCGACATCTGGCATCTGCATGTACGAGCGCATCAACGTGACACATGTTCCCACCGGTTGGCGGCATAACGGACACCGCGCGTCCGCGACTCCAGTGTATTTTCATAATTGCAAGGTATAACACCTTCATCCGCACATTCATTCACATGTCTAAAACGGTGAAAAGTAAGGGGTCTGATAGTGGACGAAAATCGCACACAGACGAAGAGGAACCGCCGTCCACCAAGACGGTGTATCCGATGCATTATTACAAACCCGGCCCGATTTCGTTGACCGAATTTCCTTACCCTTACCCCGACGGCAGCGGGGCCACCGCCCAGCATTTAGCCCATGCCATCACCCAATTGCAACTGTATGAGCCCCTGTACAATGTGTTTTTTGAACTCAATGACCTGAACTATGCGACGGTGGTATTGAACCATCAATATCACGCCATCTCCGCCGACAAGGTGGTAAACATGCTAAACCAGGAAATATGCTCGCGACCGGTCTTTATCAAATTCTCCCCGTTGTTGGATCCCATCAAGTACATGGTGGGAAAATACGACATGAACGACACGACGTTGAAGACCCTGCCCACGTTTCGGTCCACCAAGACGGATTGTCATCCCAAGATCCTGAATCCCATGAACGCTTCGTATGTGGACGCCTTTTTCTGCTACCTCTCCAGTGTGCTCAAAAACCATCATCAGTTTGTCCACGGCATTGACTATTATGGGAGCTATTTGGGCATCCAAGACAAGTTCCGGATGAACGTGGAAGAGGACTTGTCCTACCTGTCGGGGTCGCCCTTTTTCATGGCCAATTTAGGCAAATTGATGGTCCTGGAAAATCACACGGGGCGGGCGTTGCCGCTCACGCACGCTTCCTCGCGCGCCGCCCGCACCAAAGTCGTGATTGATCATGAACAACGTATGGGATTGGAGGATCTAGGCATGGTTCAGGTATTGGACGAGGAAACCCCCGCCGAAACGGACCCCCTTCCCGAGGCGGAATCGCCCATGGACCTGGTCTACCACAAAACCCGGAGCGACACCCAGGAATCCTCGTGGCATGTGTCGGAGGCACCGCCAGACGCCGCCGTCAGCACCGACCCAACCGAAGAGGACGACGGCGGCAACGATAGCGACACCGACACGGAAGAATATTACCAAGAAGGTTTAGACAGTTCCAACCACGAAGAGGAGCCGCCCGGGACCAAGAGCCAAGAGGGGGCGGACGAGGACGAGGTAGACGACGACGCGGACGACGACCAAGACTACGAGGACGATTGGGAGACCGAGAGCGACATCGGGACCGAGGAAGACGATGTGGCCACCGAAGACGAGGCCATGGTGTTTATCTACGATTTCCCGGTGCAACTCATCCTCTTGGAAAAATGCTCCCATACCTTGGATCATCTGCTGATTCAAGGGTTGCCCGACGACGAAATCTGCTCGGCCTTGTTCCAGGTCATCATGATCTTGCTCACCTACCAACGAATGTTCCGGTTTACCCACAACGACCTCCATACCAACAACATCATGTATGTGAAAACCGACGCGCCCTTGTTGTATTATACGTACCAAGGGCGGTGGTACGCCTTGCCGACCTACGGACGTATTTTCAAGATCATTGACTACGGGCGCAGCATTTATAAATACCAAAAACGGGTGTTTTGCAGTGACAGTTTTTCGTCCGACGGGGACGCGGCCTCCCAGTACAACACGGAACCGTATTTGAAATCCTCCAAGCCCCGCCTGGATCCCAACATGAGTTTTGATCTGTCCCGGTTGGGGTGCAGCATTTACGATTTTGTGTTTGAAGACAATGACGTGGTGGCCAACGAGAAGATGGCGCAAACCGAATTGCAACGTACGATCCAGCGCTGGTGCACGGACGACCAAGGGCGCAACGTGTTGTACAAGAAAAACGGCGAGGAGCGGTACCCCGGGTTTCGCCTGTACAAGATGATTGCCCGTACGGTCAAGGCGCACACCCCGGAGGCCCAGTTGAACGACCCGTGGTTTAGCCGGTTCCGGGTGACCGACCCGGCGGCGGTCTGGGATGAACATGCGGCCATGCACATGAACCTGGATGTGTATCCGGAATATGTTTAGACGAACCGTCGTGCGGCGCGACCAAACGTAACCGACCTTTTGGTAAGAAACCAGCCGTTTCTTATCAACGAATGTCCTCTCCACCCCAAGACGGTGGCAACGGACTCGCCTAAAACCCAGGGGAATCGGTAAATATTTCCGGCATGACCGGGACGGGCACCACCTTGGTGTTGGTCACCATACCCATGAATCCTTGGATGGTATTGAAAAAGTTGCTGTACAGGTACACCGACGCGCACGTGATGAGGAAGACCAAGATGGTATCGCGCACCATGAATTTGATGGCCTTGGTCTCCTTGTCCACATACTTCATTTCAATGATCTTGGCCAAGAAAAACAGCAACGATGCAAAGATGGGAATAAAAAAATCCATGGTCATATAGGATTTTTAGCGATGTTCAGAGGTGTGTTACAAACGCGCCAGAGACCTCAAATCTCCTGCACGTCCAGCATGTCCAGACTCAATTTGTCCGAAGACGCCGCCGCGGATGGGCCCGGGGGGTCCATGTCCACAATGCCTAAATCCGCCATGTTCAGTTTCTCCGTATGAATCCGGATGTTGTCGTCCAGCGGACTGTCCTCCTCCAGTTTACGCTCCAAGGCGTCGGAGGCCACGGCGTCGCTCAGGCGCTCAATCCGTTTGGCCCCGGCGGCGTCCTCCGCGGACGACGAACGTTCGTCCAAGATGGCGTCCAATTCCTGGAAGGACACCGACGTCACCACGTCGTCATTCATGTCGGTGATCTTGGGCTCCAACACCGGCATATCGGTCTCAATGGACGGGATGCTCGTGCCGGTCTCCGGGGTCTCCGACGCGTCGCCCCCCGTCCCGCTTCCTCCCACCACCACCGGTTCCGCTAAAGGTTCAATGGTGACGTCTTCCTCGGCCTCCATCGTCTCGTCCATGTAGGCGCGGATGATTTCCTCGGTCGGAATGCTCTCGCGAATGGTCGTCATAATACATTCTTGGGTAATCAGTTCCAGTTCGCGCGCATTCTTTTGCATCTGCAGCGGACTGATGTTCTTCTCAAACAGGTAGACGTTCATGTAGACCTTGCGCGCCATGTGAATGTAGACCTTGTGGATGAAATGGTCCAGTTTAGGGATGGTAATGTCAATCTTCTTCTGCCGGTTCCCTACCCGAATGCAGGTGAGGACCTTCAGTTGAATGATATGCACACACGTAATCAGGTCTTCCAGATAATTGCACCCACTGCGTTCTATGATCCGCTTCCGCTCCTCCTCCACGATGACGGAGTTCCATTTAGGAATGCGCGACAGGAAATTCTGAAACGTCATGAGGTACTTGTCGGTCTCGCCGGAGTCCACGCATATTTTCCAGGACTCGTTGAAGATGGACCGGATACCTTCCATGACGAGCGGACAAAAGATGCTGACCAAGCGGCTACACCATTCATTACGCGATTCTTGCAAATTAGACAGTACAAAATCGTCCATGAGGAGTGGGGTCTTCTGAATTGCCTAAACGATACTATAGGAGCATATTCTCCAAATCCGATTTTGAACTCACAAACGTGAGATACAATACGTAAAACATGAGCATCTTCTCGCAACGGAAATCCGGTTTGATCTTGTGATAGCACATGGCAATCAGATGGCGATGCGGAGCAATGTCGGCGTCGGTGGCACAGGCCGGACACTGGAGGCATTCTATCCAATCCTGCACACACCACCCTTCTTCGCACCAGGCGGCGGATTTAGCGATGAAGGCCCCGGAGAGGGCGGTCGC